AACTCATGTATTCGCTTTGTAAGAAAGGTTTTGAAACTGTGACAACTGTAGACCTAACCAAACCAGAACTGACCCCGCAAGATAAGGAAGACATTCGCAACGAAGTGGCACGCTTTGAAGTGCTGTATCAGGAACGTTACGGCGTTCTAACGCCCCTGCAACGGGCTAATCTAACCCTCGCCTACCAGAACGCCGTTGAAGCGGGTATCGGGCTTGAGTGCCCGGCTGATGCTCTCGTGGCTTATGGCGTACACACCGGGCTAACTGATGAAATGCTGGATGACTGGCAGGTTATAGAGCGTCTGCTCTTCGATTACGACGGCGACCACAAAGACCTTGACGCATACATACGCGAGCTTTACTACTGGTTCTTCGATATAAACGATAAACAAGCTCTGCCCTTCATAGATACAGCTTCGTTCAAGGGTGAGCTGGAATGCCAGGGATATTGTTTCGCACCTTCGATAGACGGCACTATGTTCTTCGCATCCAACGACTAAACAGAAAGGAATACTTGAAATGGCTTTTGAAGGTACCCTGCTTGACGACGACATAACCGCAGACAAACTAGCCGGGTGGCTGGATGACGCAAGCGCGCTACACGACTCTAAGGTGGACGAACTCTTAGATAGGTTAGATGATTTCCCTGTACCCTACGATGAAGGGGGAGAGGTCATCCCGGATGTGGTAGAAGACTACATTGACAGTCTTCATGCAGGAATAGACAAAATGCTAGATACTATTCAGCTATTGACGCTGCGGATGTCAGACCGCATAGAAAGTTTCCATGATGATGCCGTAGAGGCGCAAGACGCGCTAACGGCATTCCGTGAAGAGGTGGAACGGGACTACTTAGAGCTTGCAAGCCTTGAACCCTTGTACGAGCAGGTGCGAGACCTGCGCGACGGGTACCACGATGGCGACATGCCGGGGGCTATCGAAAAACTTTACACCCAAGTAACAAACATGATGGAGGGAAACTAACCATTAAGAAACTCATTGCACCCCTAGCCGCTGTTGCAGTAGCGTTCTCAACGCTCTTCCCTCTGGTACCTGCTGATGCCGCCCCTAGACAACCTCTTACGAAGACTCAGTGCCAGAGACTCTACGGGGTTCAACCGTGGGTACCGGGCTATCTGAACATGAAGCATTGCGGTGGGCTGTTCGGTCAAGTACAGTGCATGATATTTGGAAAACCCTACTGCGAGTAACCACTACCAACTAACCAGCCCCGGTGTGGCACGTACACCGCGCCGGGGTACCACAGAAAGGATTCATCATGTCTAAGAAACTTCGCGCACTCACCACCGCGGGGGCTTTAGTCCTAACCGGGGCTTTTGGGGTCGCTGTTGTGGCAACGGGCGGCACCGGAAACGGTGCGACGCTGGGAATGCTACTAGCCGGGGGCTACGCGGCATACCGGCTCATGCGGGGTAGCGGTGAGTAATGACATATGGAAAGCCCTTGAAGCCCTCTTGATACGTCTTGAGGGTGCGGGGGAAGACCTGGGACACCACTTACATAAGCAGGAACGTCTTAAACGATACCGCGAGCGCCTCAAGGCGGACTCAACATTGTTCTGTTATCAGGACTTCACTACCAACTGCCGCGCTGGGAGAACAGCGCATGATATTCATCTTTTAGGGGGATGTGTACGACATGAAATCACGGCTTAGCGGGTTCCAGCAAGAGCAAATAGAACGCAGGAACAGGATATACAAAGAGAACCGTAAGGTAATACAGGAGCTAAAGGTGACCCCGTTACGCCTTCCTTACGGCGTTCAGCAAGAAGTATGTGGCGAACTTGAGCGGGCGCTAGAGTACAAACCTGATGGGTGGGATGTGTACCTACAGATGTATACGGAACGTGTGCCCCTGAAAGGTATCCGGTCTAAGTTTGAGGTATTCGGAACGGACAAAAAAGGTACCCGGTACCCGGTGTACCAGTCCGATTACTTCGATATGCCCACGAGCTTTGCACACCCTGAGTTACAAAACACCTGGTTTAGTTTCAAGTGGTATCCGCATGGCATACACGCCGGGGGCATCTCCAAGTTTGAAGCATTGCACATAGAAACTAAAGATGTATTCGCACGTGCAGGTTACGCTCCCCCTCTACATGATAAGTACTACATCTTCGTACCGAACGTACCAGAGAGCGAGAAAGACTAATGACTCCACAGATTATCAACGCGCTACTTCTAGCCGGGTCTGCATTCCTACTCATCGTGACCGGTGCTATAGCATTATATGCTAAGCGCTCTGCACGCCGGGATAAGGCGCAGTGCAACTACCGCGTAGGGGATGTGTACCACGAGGTGCTACCGTCCACCGGTCACGAAGACCTGTACCGCATGTACATGGAACTGCAACAGCGCATCACCGTGCTAGAAGAAGACTACTACAACCGCCAGGCACAAGCGCGGCGGGCACGAGAAGAGATGATGAACCGTCGTCGCCCCTCCCCCGTGCCGGGTAGCCGAAACGTAAATCAAGATAACCGGGCTGGCGCACGTTAGCCACAGACAAGAGAGGTAACCGGGATGGCTAATCTAACCCTGGAACAAACGTACTCTAACAGCAACTCAAAGCCGCTCGCGCACTACTCGGTACAGTTTGAGCATTACGCCGTGGGAGACCGTGGCGGCATCCTAACCTGTCTTATTAGAGATAACCGGGCTGGCAGGTTTGTAGGGGGTTCATCTGTCAAGTATGAGCAGAGCGCCCCGCATGGTGATGCGAAACGTCGCGACGCGCTAAGCTTCGTTATCGCCGACAGTCTAGGCACAAGCGTGCGAGACGGGGGTATCCCCCTCTTCAAGAGCTGGGAGCAGGTACGCCAAAGCGTGCACGCCCTAGCTGTATCAGACGCTCGCAGTAACGGGCATCACATGGTACTTGTGGAAGGCGGTGAAATGTAGTGAAGCGTCTAGCATTCGACGTGTTGCAAGGTGATACGCTGGTGGGATTCGCTACCTTGCCGGGGGTGCTACAGGCAGTACCACACCCACGGTCGAATATCGTCATGCGGGTGCGGCGGGGGGCGTTTGTCGAACCCGCGTTCTACGTACCAGGGGGCTATGAGGGTAAAGCAACCCCCGTATGGCGACTTGTAGATGTTGATGAATGGGTGCAGAGCAACCCGTACCGTGCACCCGGACGGAAATAACAGGGGGACGACATGAAGGACTTTACAAGGGGTATAAGCAACCACGCAGGACCCGACCCTAACCGAATATTCAACGGTTATAGGGGCGCATCCAACGGTGAGAGTAAGAAGAAGGACAAGAAGAAGGACAAGAAGGGCAAGAAGCCGAAGGTGGGTATCTGCCCATCAAAGGAAGAAACCTTAGCCCTCTCAAACGACGTTCTGAAATTCATTCAGAAACGACTCAAGCCGGGGGCGGGTGTTGTTATCGCGGCGGGGGTATCACCTGTAGGCTTGCCCATCATCAAGGTGGGTATCGGCAGAGTAGAGAACATAACTATGGCGTGCGAGTTTAACTCAGATAACCCGTTCGTAAACCTAGATGTCTGTATGCCACAGGCTAGGTTTGTTATGTATATTAGTTCTGATGACGAGAGCGGGAAGCCATGAGCAAACGTACCGGGTGGAAAAAGAAGAGCGGGCTGACCTACAAACAGTCGCCCCGCTGGAAGCAGATACGCCTTGCCGTCCTCAAGCGTGACGGGTTCCAGTGCACCGCTATCAACGGCAGCACCAATGAGCGGTGCACAAGCCGGGCTACTGATGTAGACCACGTGAAGGGGCACAGTGATGACCTGGATAACCTAGCTTCGCTGTGTGCCCACCACCACCGCATGAAAACTAGTTCGGAGACCTACGAGAAGAACAAGGCTCGCCGGGATGCGGCAATGCTACGCACTGGGGAGGCGGTGCGCTCTCTAGCCGGGGGTATAGTACCCCGGGAAAAAGGAAGTATCAGCGCCGGTATCGACTGGAAAGCGTTCCGGTCGCTGTCAGAAAAGATAACCGGGATTTCGGATAATTAAATCTGCGAACCGTGTGTACCGAAAGGATGTGTTAGTAATGGGAGAAGAGCTTATACCAGACGGGCTTCGTAAGCTGACTGAAAAGGTGTACGACGTGCTCGTGCCGGGGGTAGGTAAGAACGAAACCTACGTGTTCACCGTATCAGGAGGCTTGAACGGTGACCCTTGGGTGCATGGTTTTCATGTTGGGGAAGAGGGTGTAAACGTAAAGGTGTCCGCTAAGGGAAACATATCTGTTACTCCCGAGACTACACACTGTACTCTTGCGTATAAGCCGCAGCGCCCCTCGCGCAACACCGTTGATATAAACGGTATGTGGACCGCCCTGCAAGGTACTCATGTCTTCAAATGCCTTTATAACCTCAACGGTGCCAGTGAGGAATACGACGGCGGACGCTTCTACGATAACCCGAATTTCGGCGTCGATATGTACGTGCCGGGTGGGCGGTGCGATACTGTGGCTGATACTTTATTCCTGTGTTTGGTGTGGGGCTACCTGTACTCCCTACCCACGGAAGACAACCAGAAAACGGTAGCGATTACTATGACTGCGTTCCGGGAGCTTTCTCCCGCAGGAACGGAGATACCAGTAGCCATGTCGAACGTCGAAGGTGCTACGGTACTAGCTGGGTTTGAGATGCTGACCCGAGAGCTTCAAGACCGGGGAGTGTTTACCCGAAACAAAACCCTCAACGACATGTTCGGCTTCGAGTTCAAAGGCCTCTAGACGGGTAAAGAAAACCCCGGCGCTCTTAGCTGAGTGCCGGGGTTTTCTTGTGCAAGCACCGATATTGAAGGCAGAGTTACGATAAGCTCCGTTCATCAGTGTAGCACATGGATGTAAGCTTAGTGCCAAAAACTGTAGAACGCCCACATAATGGGGTACATTGCCAGTTCAACGACGCTGTATCGTGCAAGCATATTGGCGTATACCTTTCGCTGTTGGTTAGAAACCAAAATGGAAGATGTTCATTGCCATGTGGTAGAACGCAAGCGATACTACCGCCCAATGCGAGGGTGACATAATAATGTTTTCCTTTCGTTATGCCTAGCCGGGGAAATACCCGAATGCGCGGAAGAAGTCAGCGTAGTAGTATACGTGTCCCAGAATGAGGGAAAGCGCAGTCATTGGTTTTGTTCCTTTCGGTTAGTTGCAAGAAACCCTATACACCACGTGGCGGGGTGTATAGGGTTTCTGCATGAGAACTGTGACACCGCACAGGGCGGATGTTATCAGTATACCAGGTTTAGAAGAGGCTGTGTGCCAACCAGTAGCCGTTCTGCAGGAAGAAGATAAGGTTATTGAGTACCTGGTCCGCTAAGTGGATGCCGGTCATGCCGGGGTCTCCTGTCTGTAGTTATTACGAAACAGTTAAAGTATACCCCGTGGCGTGGGCGTTTAGTAGTGGAGACACGCCGGGGCGTTTGGTTTGGGTACTAGAAAAGCCCCTAGCTGAAACGTAAGGCTAGGGGCTTTTCCACTGTGTTATGCGCTGATGCAGTGTGCAATATGTAGTTATGAAAGGCTCCCGAATGAATCATCATCACTCAAGGTATGTACTCAGTGTAGCACATGCCGGGGTGTGTTGTGGGAGGGCGTCGTGCCGGGGTGAAATGATGCTGTGCATTTTATTGTAAAAAGAAATGTATTTAAAGTTTGATATTTTGACAAACTGGACGCCCTCGCGTACACTTGAGGTATGAACAATGACTCTGAGAAAGCCGTCGAATCGTACTTGAGACGGCAAGTTGTTAGCCGTGGATGGGTGACCTGGAAGATGGCTCCTACCGAAGTCGGAATACCCGATAGGGTAGTGCTCATACCCGGCGGCGCTGTATGGTTCGTTGAACTCAAGCGGGCACGTGGCGGGGTCATATCCCCCAGGCAGAGAGTCGTACATTCTAAAATCTCCCAGGGCGGGCACAACGTTGTTGTTCTTGCCGGGGTGAATGAAGTCAAGATGTGGATTCGCGAGCGCGAGTCTGAACTAGAAAATGAAACGGATGAATAAGCAATGGCGAAAGCAAAAGGTTTAACGCGTAAGCCGTGCAAAGAATGCGGTCGCCCCTACGGGCTGGAAGACCCTATCGAATGCCGAACCTGTGGCGCGCGGCTACGCAAGCGGTACCGGGACGCACGCCGATACGCGACGGTAACCAAGCCCAAGATTGACGCTGACCGCGAGCGCAACAAGCTAGACGCCCTAAGGCGGCTTCGGGTTGAAAGGTCGAAGTACAACCTTGGCACGCCGGAGGCGGTAGCCCTCATGCACGAAGAGTACCTGGAGAACCACCAGCGGGAACTAGAGGAAAAGCGTGCGGAGTTGGCGGCACGACGGGCAGCTGAAGGCGAGAAGCCAAAGGTTTATAGGCGCGAAGCTGTTAGTATCTACGCGCCCCTGAACTTAGGAGATGGTGTCGAAGGCGAGACGGGCAACGTGGTGCAGGATGAAGGGTTGTTGTACTACCTGAGGGGGCGTAGGGCGCGGCTCTCACGTCTAGCCGGGGGTAAGGGCGGCGCTGGGCGACGAGTCGGGGTGAATGGTGCGTTTGTACCTGCTCCCGCGCCGGGGGCTAGTGCGTAGTGATGATGCAGTTAGATATGAAAGGTTATAGGTGTTCGGGATGACGAAATCAGCCCTTGAGATGGGATTCTCGCTGCGCGATTATCAGATAGAAGCAATGCAGTTTCTCCGTGACGGGGGTGGCGGTAAGGCTCTGTTCCTGGATATGGGTCTGGGTAAAACAGCTACATGCCTATCGGCGCTGACCGAAGAGCACTTACCCGCTCTTATCATTGCGCCTAAGCGCGTTGCCGAGCACGTCTGGAAAACAGAGCGTGACATCTGGCGACCCGACCTGTCGATAACGGTCGTGAAGGGGACCAAGGATAAGCGCATGTCCCTAGCCGGGGCTAGGACGGACCTGACGGTCATCAGTCGTGACAACCAGGATGATGTGCGACCCCGTGCCATGACGGGGGGCTTCAAGACGGTGATAATCGACGAGCTTTCGGGGTACAAGAACAGGGGCACCAAGCGCTGGAAGGGTGCTCAGGATATTGTTTCTCGGGCGAAACACGTCTGGGGCTTGACGGGTACCCCCACACCTAAGAGCTTGATTGACCTGTGGGCACAGATGTATCTGCTCGATAACGGTGAGTCTCTGGGGCGGACGCTCAGTGAGTACCGGCGCAAGTACTTCTACGCGGCGGGGCAGTTGCCCAGCGGTATTGTCACTAAATGGTTACCCCGTGCCGGGGCTAAGACTGAGACCGAAATCTATGATGCTATCTCTAGCAGGGTGCTGGTGCAGGGCACGGAGGGGCGCGTGAAGCTGCCGCCGGTGACGTATGTACCGCAGAAGGTTACCTTGCCTGGGAAGGTACAGAAGCAGTACGAGACGTTGAAGAAAGATTTGGTGCTTAGGTTGCTGGAGAGCGGCGAAGAAATCACCGCCGCTAATGCTGCGGTCGTCTCCGGCAAGCTCGCGCAAATCACGGCGGGGTTCTTGTACCACGACTTGCCGGGGGGAGAGGATGCTACCGAGGGGCGCAGGTGGGACGTTCTGCACAAGATGAAGCTGGATAAGCTGGAAGACATTATCGAAGGTACGAACGGTGGCGGCGTTCTGGTGTTCTACCGATTCCAGGCTGAGCTAGAGGAATTGAAGAAACGGTTCGGCGATGACGTTCACACCGTCAAAGAGAAAGACTTCGTTGAGCGTTGGAACGCCGGGGATATTCCTATCCTTGCCGCGCACCCTGACTCTATCGGTCATGGTCTGAACCTGCAGAAGGGTGGGAACACCGCCGTATGGCTGTCCTTGCCGTGGTCTTCGGAGGCTTGGCTACAGTCGAACAAGAGGCTCGCACGTAGCGGGCAGGAATACCCCGTAAACACCCACATGATTATGGCGGAAGACTCTATTGACGAGCACGTGCACGAGTCCTTGACGGGTAAGGTGGATGCTCAGCAGAGGTTGCTGGACTACTTGAAAGAAGTAGGTTAGATGATGGGGAACGGTACAATGTAGAAGCCCCGCTGTCGGGCTTACATGGATTGAATAGTAGAAGTACCCCTGGACAGGGTACGGGCACTGTAATAGGTGCTTGTGCTCTGGCCGGGGGTATTTCTTTATGCTGATGCGCGGGTGGAGCACGAGGTTCACCGGGTGCCCTAGGGTGGGAAGCTAGAAGAACTTATATCCGCAGATGCGCATAGCGTGAGCGCTATGGCGGGCAAAAACGTAGCCCCCATACCCCGGCTAGAGCATAAAAGTACCTCCGCAGACCCCGTGCCGGGGGATTTGTGAGGGCTGTGCACAGACTTGAGCGGTGTTTAGAAAGATTTGACAAACAGGTGGGTGTGTAGTATTTAGAAAAATCTGGAGAAAATTAGAGCATTAAAGACTATACAAGAGAAAAGCGTAGCAACCTAAACAATTCCGCGTAAACACAGGGAAGTAACCGTCACATCACAGATTTAAAAACCGTAACATCATGGATAAACCCGTAACATCGGTGCAAAGTGATAGAAAAAGTGAGTCAAAAACTTTCACCTAAAATACTTAGATATTGGAAAAACCGTCACAACCGCAACACTGCCCATATAAATAAAGGGAACGTTGCGGTTTGAAACCGTAACAACCTGGATTTAGAACCGCAACAACACGGAATTAAAACCGCAATGTTGCGTATCAAATCACATGTGATACGGCGCACGTAGGTGTACGGCGTTAAAAAGCCCTTTTTTGAGCGCGATGTTGCGGAAAAATCGGGGTTGTTACGGAATTTCCGTCGGGGTTGTTACGGTTGCGTTGCGCGTACTTCCCTTTATTCACGCGGAACTGTGAGGGTTGTGACGGTTTTCTCTATATAAAGTTATATACTCTTATATATATTATAAAAGTGTTCTAAATACCAGACATATATAGGTTTGTCAATGGTTTTGCTCTAAGTGTTACCAGAATTACATCTGTGCCTCTGGGGCTACCTCGGGGGTCGGAACCGACGGCATCAGCACTTACCCCGGCATGAGCGGGCGCGGTTCTCTAGCCGGGGGTTTTGCCCCTGCCTTGTGCGTGTAGGGCTAACTACCCCCTCTGCGCGGCTTCCATGAGGCTGTGAGCGAGTTTCACGGCTTCCGTGGGTGATTGTTCATCCGGCATAAAAATAGCCCCTTGGCGGGGCGTACAGGGCTTTCCACGAGATTAGATACAAAAATAGCCCGCCAATCTGGCGAGCCATTTTTGCAACCACATTTGCAATCCAATGCGTAAAAATGCTATCGTGGTTTTGAAAGACACAACTCCAGGATACAAGATTAGGAGCCATTCGTCCAATGCGTAACGCATTTAATTTTGAATTCGCCAAGGGAACGTCACCGAAGACGGAAGGCAAAGAGCTAACATTCGCCGACATTCGAGAAATGTTGAAACGACCCGGCACGGAAAAAGCCGAACGTTCATACTTGCCGGGAACCATCAAAGACCATCACCGCAAGCGCGAGAACATCATCTCCCGCTCTGCCATCACCCTTGACCTTGACGGTGCTCAGGCCGGGGGGTTTGAGGTACTGACCGGGTACCTTCGGGACAAGCAATATTTCTGGCACACCACGTTCTCCCACAGTGCGGAGAAACCTTCGTACCGCTTCATCATCCCACTAGCCGAGGACATCTCGCCGGAGCTTTACGAGAGCCTGGTTATGCAGATTATCACGACTAACACCAAAGCGAACATAGACACCGCTTCCTGCTCACCAGCACAGATTATGTTCACCCCCGCGAGCGCAGACCCGGAGAACTACATGTGGGGGGAGAACACCGGAGGGTTAGCCGACGCGAAGGCATGGGTGAAAGAAGCCAATGGTGGTGAATCCGTTGTGCCACTAGCCCGCGTACAACGCCGAGGTAACCCTGAGGACGCGCCGGGAATCATCGGGCGATTTAACCGTACATTCAAAGATTTGAACGAGCTTATCGGGGTCTTTGAACTACCTTACGTGTATGTACCTGAGGTCGGGCGCTACCGTTACGCGGGTTCATCCATCCACTCCACACCCGGCATGAGTGAGATTGAGGAAAACCCCGGCTACTTCTACAGCTGGCACGCTAAAGACCCTGCGAGTGGTCGTGCCCAGAACTCCTTCGACCTCCTGCGAATCCACAAATTCGGTGAGCTGGACGAAGGGTTCAGTGGCCCCGTAGCGAACTCACCCTCTTACAAGGCGGCGAAGGACTTCATCGAAACCCACGAATCGTTCAAACAGCGCGAGAGCGAAGACGCTTATGCGGGTGTTATCGCACGTCTTGAGGGTGCTATGGTTCAGAACACGCCAGCCTCACAATCCGGCGCGCGGGGTAACGACATGTTCGCCTTGCCGGGGGGTGAACCAGAGGTACCAACCGCTCCCAACGGGGAAGAGGTCAATTCTAAGACTGAATGGGTAAAACAGCTTACTTGGGATAAGAAGACCCAACAGTGCGAGAACACCTTCATGAACTTAGAACTTATTTTCCAGAACGACCCGTTCCTCAAAGGTCTTGGTTGGTGTGAACGCGGTGGGTACGAGTCCTGGACTCGGGACGGGTACAACTTCGCTGATGGTTCACCACATCAGCTGAACAACATAGATGTGACGCTTATTCAGTCTCATATTGAGAAGTACTACAACATAAGGAACATACCGAAGCAGCGCGTGGAGCAATTTATTGAACTCGCTATGTCCGAAAACCGATATGACCCGGTACAGGATTACCTGAACTCTCTTGAATGGGATGGTGTGCCACGTCTGAACACCTGTATCCCCGGTGTGGGAGCTACAGAGTACAACGAAATGGTAGCCCGCAAGGCGCTTATCGGTGCTGTTGCAAGGGCACTCAAACCCGGTGTGAAGGCAGACCAGTCACTCATTCTCGCCGGTGAAGCAGGACTCGGTAAGTCCTGGTGGGTAGAACGTATGTCACGCGGGTTCTCCTCTGTGCTCGGCCCTATTGACCGTAAGGACACCCTTATCTCGGCGAGCCGTGGGTGGATTATCACCTCCGACGAAGGACACGCCCTGTCGAAGGCTGAGTTTAACCAGCTCAAGGAGTTTATGACACTCACCCAAGACACTTACCGCCCTCCGTATGAGCGCGCCGCGCAGACCGTCAAGCGTCGTTGGGTCATCTGGGGTACCACCAATGACCCGAAGATGCTTCGCGAGCGCGAAGGTAACAGGCGTTTCCTTATCGTAGACATTCAAGAAAAAGCAGACTTCGATAAGTACACGGATGAATATGTAGACCAGGTATGGGCGGAGGCAGTTCACGCGTTCAAGGATGGGGAGTCTCATATTCTCAACGAAACCGAGGAAGCCCTTGCCGAGAGCGTTCGTGTCCTGCATACGCAGACGGATGACCTGGCTGACATGATTAGCGAAGGCGTAGACGTTCTCTTGCCGGGTGACTGGGATACGAAGACCGTTTCCCAGCGCACCTCCTACATGTTGCAGGTTGAGCAAGGTATGGCTGGCGGCTCGGTCGAACGTGAGACTATCTCGCCGGTGGAGGTATGGACTGAGATTATGGCTCGCCCACGTGCGGACTTCGACAACATGAACCAGCGACGCATCTATGATGCTTTGGTTGCGCTCTCACGCCGTGGAGTTTTGCGCCGCCCGTTGAAGAAGACGTACAAAGCTCCCTACGGCACGGTGGATAACTTCGAGATTATCCGGTTCGAGTAATTTAAACCACACGTTAACAACTTGACGGACGCACACGCGGTCACCTATAGTATTAAATGTGACCGCAAGAGTGGTCACTAAGACAAGAAACGGAGAACTGAAAATGGACCAGAAACGGATTGACGAACTCGGTGTGGAACTTGGACGCTCCCTGGCGGCAGTCGTGCAGCACGCGCTGAGCATTGCGGCTGAGGCATCCAAAGGTGCCCCTCTGTGGGTAAACGTTGGTACTGCGGCACAGTCTTTCACCAAGCCGGTAGCGGAGGATGATATACGCAAAGCTGTCCAGGAACGGCTAGAAGAAGCCGAGAAAGCTCGTAAGGATAAGGAAGAAAAGACAGAACCAAAGAAGCCTGTCCACAAGCGCGCTACTCGCAAGACAGCTAAGGCAGAAGAGCCTAAGGCAGAAGAGCCTAAGGCAGAAGAGCCTAAGAAGGCCGACCTGCTGGCAATCAAGGAAATCGGCCAGAAGATTATGGCTTACAAGGGTGAAAACCCTTGGGTCGAGGAAGAGTGCGCTAAGGCTATGGGGGGTAAGGTTCTCGCAACTCTTCGAGAGAGCGAGATACAGCCCGCGTATGATGCCCTGGTTAAAATCCTCAACAAGCTAGAAGGCAACGAAGAGCCTATCGGCGGCATGTTCGCATAGGTCATGCCAGAGGTACACGCTAAACTCTCGCCAAGCTCGGGTGAGCGGTGGATAAACTGCACTAAGAGTTTTGCACTGATAGACTCTCTGGACTTGCCGGAGCCGAAGACTTCTCTAGCCGCTGAGGAGGGTACTCTAGCACATTCAGTTCTTGAGAATGAAGCTAGGTACCGCCTTGGGTGGTACGGAAACGAGGAATACAAAGCACGGCGTGCAGAGCTTATACAGGAATCCCGAGGTCTTCTAGGTAAGAATGTCTATAACGAGATGCTGGAATACGCACAGCAACATCTTGATTTGATATTCCACCTGACCCGGCGAGAGTTTTTGAAAACAGAATATGAAGGCTTGGTGTGGCTGGAGACGCGGGTATACCCTGGCATTGAAGGGTGCTTCGGTACAGCGGATACTATCGTAGCCCTTGAAGACGAGCTGCATGTTATCGACTTCAAGTACGGGCGCGGCGTGCCGGTATCCCCCGTTGAGAACACTCAGTTGAAGCTCTACGGCTTGGGTGCTTACGAAGCTCTCAAGATGTTCTGGGACTTCAAGACGGTCACACTGCATATCGTCCAGCCGCGAATCCACAACGTAGATTCCTGGGAAGTAAACCTAGAAGACCTGCTGTCATGGCGGGAAGACGTAGTAAAACCGGCGGTAGAAGACATCAACAACGGTACCGGGGTTTTCTCCCCGGGTGAGAAGGCTTGTATGTGGTGCCCAGCCAAGGCGTTCTGCACCGCAAGAGCAAGGAATGTATGGGAAGGCGTGAGTATCGCATGAGCAATTTTGACTTCCTTGACGGGGGTATCGAGTACATGACCTTGGAGGACATGGTATCGGTAGCCCTTCGTGCAGGGGACATTCGTAAGTGGCTCAAGGATATAGAGGAAACTCTTATAGACCTCGCTTACGATAAGGGCGCGAACGTGCCCGGCTTGAAGGTGGTTCGTGGTTCAGGCCGGCGAAGCATAAAAGACGCGGATGCGTTCTTGAAAGCCCTAGAAGATGGAGGATTCGTCATTGATGGGTTATCCTCTGTCACGACAAAACTAGCCAGTATTTCCACCATTGAGCGCAAGCTCAAAGTGAAGCTGGAGGACTCACCAGGTGGCGGGTTTGTCACCAAGAGTCCCGGCTCGCTGATGCTAGTTCCCGAAGCAGACCCACGGAAGGGGGTGAGTAAAGCTGACGAATCAGCGGGAGCTTACTCAGAACTGTTTCAATGAGGTGTATGTGAATCCCTTTGTATGGGAAAAACAGAAGCTCATGAAGGACACCGGCTCGCACCGGAAACTATCTAAACGTTTAGGGTTCTCCTATGAAGGGGCTGTGCAACAATTCGTGTCGGGCTACCGCCCGGTGAACGCACAGTTGATATTAGGACTTCAAGAACTGGGGGTAACAGGAAGGGTAACTTTTATTCCCCCGAACTTGAAGAAACGAGAAGAATACCTCAAGAACTCTGATGCTCTGTTCTACGCAGTGCATCCTAAACTGAAAAACTCGAAGAAACTGAAAGAAAAGGAATAACTGAAATGGCTGTAACTCTTGGTAAAGTACGATTCTCCTACGTCACTCTGGTGGACGCTAAGGACTCAACCGACGTGGAGCACCCGAAGTTCGCTTCACTAGACCAGCTTCATGAGATGATGGGTGATGCTATCCGCGCCGGGGAGGTAAGTGACTACAAGTTCTCCGTGAACGTCATCATCCCTAAGGACGCTAAAGTTCCTGGCACGAATGAACTTATCATTGACCGCCTGGAGAAGGCAGTCATGGATGCTATCGACTATGCGGCATCCGACCGTAGCAAGACTAAGCTACCCGCCAAGTACGTGCCCACCCTCAAGAAGCTGTGGAAGGACTCAGGCGCGATGCTCACCGAGACTCAGAACATCCTCAAGACGGTTGTACGAGACGGTGATACTGACGAGCGCGCGCAGGATAAGCCGTACTTGCACGGCGCGTACAACTTCACCGCAGACCAGCGAGCATACCGCCGTAACCAGCTATCACCTATCCCTGTCTTCGCGCCGGGTGCGGGCCGTCCGGTGGAGCTTGACCCCAATGAAGTTCACTCTGGAGATTACGGTTTCGTGAGCGTCACGCCGCACGTGTACAAGTTTGGCAAAGCCTACGGCATCAAGTTCTTCCTGGAGTCCATGCTCAAGACGGAAGACGGCGAGCGCCTGGATGGTACCGTATCCGCCGAATCCGCATTTGGGGATGTGTTGGAAGCCTACGCGGAGCAGAGCCAAGACGTGTTCGGCGAGGTGGCTTCTCAGGAAGCTGAGTCCGGTAAATCAATGTTCGGCTAAACGCAGGTAATAAAACCCCGGCAAGAGAATATTCTCCTGCCGGGGTTTTCCTGAATTGGAGACGGAAACCAAAACGATGCAGAAGAAATTATACATAGACTTCGAAACATTCTCGGATGTAGACCTGAAAGCGCGAGGTGCATACAACTACATGCGGGGCGCTTTCTGGGAAGCACTTATTTGTACCTACCGTTGGGGCGAAGATGGGGAAACTCAGATACTCCAGGGAGAGGATATTATTCCTTTCGTCCGGGAAACACACGACGATGAAGACGTAGTGTTCATAGCCCACAACGCCAGCTTCGAGCGCCTGGCGTACACCACCATCAACGATTACCCTCTTGGTAAGTTTATGCCACCGGAGAGGTTCATAGACACTATGGCAATGGCGCGTTGTTTAGGTTTTCCCGGTGGTCTAGGAAACCTGGCAAAAGCCCTTGGCGTGGAAGAGAAAGACTCCGCAGGTACTAGGCTAATCAACATGTTCTGCGTACCCGACAAGCGCGGACACTGGCACACGCCACAGACCCGCCCCACGGACTGGAAGCGGTTCTGTGACTACGCGGTGCAGGACGTGGATACTCTGGTCGCCGTGCACAAGGCTATGGAAGAGCGATACGGCGGCTTCCCTCCAGGTGAGCAACAGGTATGGTATGTAGACCAGCGCATCAACGACAGGGGCATCCTAGCCGACGTGAAGCTGGCACGCCGGGGTATTGAGATAGCAGAAGACATCAAGAATGGTTCTCTGCGAAGTATTGAGCTGTATACGAAGCTGGAGAACGGACGCTCTCAGAAGCAATTCTTTGGGTGGGTTGCGGACCAACTGTTACGGGGCGGAATCATCACGCAAGTTGAGGAAGGCGTGTACATATTCCCAGACACCGGTGAGCCATTCGACACCATAGATAAGAAGATGGTGAGTTACCTGCTTGAGCGCGACGACATCTCGATAGCGTTGCGAGAAGTGCTCAACCTTCGCGCCATGTCTAACGCGGCTTCGGTGGCTAAGTTCAACGCATACCTGAGGCTCGCTGACCCTTTCGGGCACCGGGTGCGAGGGGCAATACAGTTCTTCGGTGCGCACACAGGCCGGTGGGCAGGGCGTGGTGTTCAGTTCCAGAACCTCCCCCGGAATACAGCCGGCGGGGAAGAAGAAACGGAAGCCTTAGTAGCAAGGGCTATGTCGAACGATGGGGATGACATGACCTTGGATGACTTGAAGCCCCTGATTAGGGCTTGCGTGACGGGGCCAGAAGGTAAAGAGCTTACCGTGTGTGATTACTCAGCAATTGAGGCCCGTGTTATTGCCTGGCTTGCTGGGGAAGAGTGGGTACTCGAAGCGTTCCGTGAAGGGCGAGACATCTACGTGGAGACCGCGAGCCGTATGTTCCATGTCCCTTACGAGGAAGCTAAAGCCCTACGCAGTAAGGGCAAGGTCGCTGTTCTCGCTTTGGGCTATAACGGCGGCGTGAATGCCTTACGCGTCATGGGCGGCGAAGGTACCGACGACGAGCTTCAAGAGCTTGTCTGGGCATGGCGTGCGGCTAACCCGAACATTGCTAAGTTCTGGAAAGACCTTGAGAGCGCTTTCCGTCTTGGTTATGGGAAGGTTGGTCAGTTCCTTGAGGTGCAGTCCGGGGCTAACAACGCGCGCCGGATAGTCTTACCCTCTGGCAGGGCTGTGTATTATCACGAAGTACATACGCGGCCAATGATGAAGTTCGGTAAGGTCTTCCAAGTCCTGCACTTCAAAGACCCGAAGAACATTTCCGGCGACGCGTGGCTCACGACATACGGAGGTAAATTGTCTGAGAATGTCACGCAAGCCGTGGCGAGGGATGTTCTAGCGAATGCTCTTATAAACCTGGAAGAACATGGTGCGGAGGTTGTCGCACACGTCCATGACGAGGTTATCTGCCAGTCCGGGCTATCCGTTGATAGGGTAGCTGAGCTGATGGGCGTGAGTGGTTCCCCGTTCTTCCCGGCGTGGGCGGAAGGGTTGCCTCTTGCGGCTGCTGGTTACACCTGCAAACGGTACCGGAAAGAGTAAGCTGCATCATACTGAATATACGCACACGCGGTTGCAATTAGTGACCGCGTGTGCGTATACTATGAGTACATCAAATAGAAACGGAGGGTCCAGTGATGGGCATTTTTATGAACCGCCGAGATGCGGCGGATTGGTTCAACCAGCAACAGACGGCGAACCAGCAAACCAACCTGCAACAGATGGCCTACGAACAGTCACAGTTGATAGGTGCACTTATCGAAGAGGTAAAACTATTGCGCAATGCGCTGGTAGAAAGCAATATGCGGGGTGACAAGTAGCATGTACGTAATTCAAAAGGTGCCCCTCAAGTACGTCTTGCCGGGGGTCATGGTCCACATGTTCAACGGGCCTACCACACATAGCATGTACGACGTGCTAGGGCTGCAGCACCCATACTGGCTGCGGGAAGCTATCAAATGGGAAGACGTACATATCGAAGATATGCTAGATGATATGTACGGTTCAGCACGCGAAGGTGAGCTGAACATGCTGACGGGTGACGATGACGTTAGCGTGTTGTTGTACGACGGGGAGCGTCCGCATACTTTCAAGCCGGTGTGGGTTTCAAAATATGACCTCGGGCATAAGATTGAGGCGGTTATGTACTCAGTCCCCGAAGGTAGCGTTATCTATGAGGGTGCTAAAACATTACTCGATAGGGTTGAAGAGCTTCCCAGGTGCATCTACAAGGACAATGAAACTCTGGTGGCTGCGTACCTGGATAGCGGGCTTACGATTGACACCTCAATCCAGGCCAAGGGCGGAACTGCCTACATCGCACGGCTTGAACTGCAAGAATTTCTCTCCGTAGAACTGAAAGGAAACTTAGATGACTACTACGCCTAATCACTACGGAGCCCAGAACGGCGTAGACCCAACATCCGTAGTGGATGACTTCGGGTTCTGGGCGCGGAACTTTTTTAAGTACGCCTGGCGCGCCCCGTTCAAGAACGGCACCGCCGATGTCGAAAAAGCTCAAGACTGCCTGGTTCGGATGTGGGAACTAAACCCGTCCTGGTTCCTGCTCAAGACGCGAACTGAACTGTCGGGCCTAGAGGACAACGAAGGAATCAAGAAGATAGCCCGAGGCGCACTAACGACGGCTGACGGCGGGGCTGCTCGGGCGCGAGCTCTAGTGTACTTCGCTAAGCTGTGCACAGGGCAGGTACAAAGCCTTGAACGCCGGGTAGTAAACCGGTACGGGGAACTGCCAGACGAGAAGAAAGCCTGGGCTGTTATGGACCGGCTACAGGAAATCCTAACCGATTATTATCTAGCTGAGATGGGGAGGTGTAAGTAATGCGAGAAAATCTATCAGAGATGGACCGGTTGTACCTGGACCTGTACGGATACTCTCTAACCTTGCCGGTGCTCCCACCCGAAGTTGGCGTGACGCTAACCTATGACTACAAGTATTCTATGGGCGGAGTGCGTATGGAACTACGGGACACTAAATACATGCTTGCGAAAAGCGTCAGAGAGTCCATAGAAGAGCCGGTACTAATTCTATCCCCTAACGAGTCTAAGGGCTTAGTCAAGCGCGGTGTTGGGTACACCCGCAGTAACTTAGAGGCTATCTTTACAGCTCTCGGGTTTAGGGAAGCTAAAGTACAATCGTTCGTACCGTCCTACGACGAGCCGCGATATAAGGCGCACGCCTCTGTGGACTTGTACCCTACCGAACAAGGGGTACCCTCGATAGGGTACTTACCGGGTGACATACTGGACCACCTGGGCGACGTTGTTCATATAAACGGGGACATCCTAGAAGAGATGACCACCGAAGTACGTGAAGCCTCGAATACCCTATACAGGCTACGGGAAAACAACGAAGTACCTGCATCTATGGAAGCCGTTTCCGCCCTACGTACTTTAGTGGGTTTCGCTCAACGGACAGAAGCCCGTGGGTGGTCGGTGAAACCTGGTAATACCAAAAGGGCGGAAGAAATTCTGTTTAGCATGGCCGTTATGGTGCAGAAGGACGGTATGCGGCGTAATGCAGTAGAACAGCGAATCAAGTATGCTTTGGGGGAGGTGTAGACTATGGACTTCACAACAGCTAGAGGCGTGTTCCACCTGGCAATGCCCGGGGTGGATGGGGACGTTGAACCACTTGAAGCCATTCACATGCTTGAGAGTATCGGCGACGGCTTCCCGAAGACGTACAAATATGACAAGGTGCACGCGAAGATAAGCGCCCTAAAGTTCCGGTATTCCACCCTGGAATCTCACGGAGAAAAACTAAGGCACGACACGCTGGAGAACGATTTATCAGCTTTGGCAGACATTACCAACTATTGTGTTAATGTAGGGTAGAGGAATCCCCGGCACGGATGCAACGACGTGCCGGGGATTTTCCTGTTCGCTTACTGATTCAGGTAATCGTCGGAAGCGTAGTACGAAGAATCAGCGGCGTGTTCCGCCGGAGCCGCCGAGGACTCCTGGGGTTTAGCCGGTTCGCTAGGCTGTTCCTTGTACTGAGTGGGGCTTACGTTAATAAGCGCCAGCACAGCACCGATAACGCCGGTAACGCCAGCAGAGATGCTTGCCCACTGCTCAGCGTTGATAACACCGAATGCAGTCAGTCCTACACCGGCCAGGGCTACGAGGCCGTATACAATCTTTCGGACTGCTGCCCATTGCTCAGTTGTCAGAGCCATGTATATTCCTATCGTTCAGGACTACAGTATCCACAACCCGGTCGAGCCGGGTCTGTGTGTGCCTATTGTCGGCACGTAGCCCACCTATATCTTTCTTTAGCTCGGATTGGTCATCCAAACTGCGGGTAAGCGCGTCTTCCATATCGCGCTGCTTCTTTCCTTGGGCGGCTTGTTCATGTTGCAGGTTATCGAGCCGGTTTCGGATTTCAAGCATTGCGGTATTCGAGTCACACATACCTTTCTCTATTGTAGAGAGCTTATCCCGAATATTATCCAGGTCGTCTCGGAGATTAGTCCCATGGTCGTTCTTCACCTGATGCTTCGCTTCACGTGCGTCGTTCCCGACAAGGTGAACCGCGCGCTGCAGCTCTTCAATCTTGACGGAGATTACTTTACTGACACGTAACCCCACGAGCAATGCGATAATGAGGCACACTAGGATAATCACGAAAGCGTCCACCTCCGGGTCGCCTGTTTTAGGTATCTCAACCACGGGTTACCGCCTTAGTTAGGGAAGGTGGTAAAACCCGCCTGTGCATCGCGGTCGAACTCTTCCTGGCGTGCCTTACCCTGGGCCTCTTCGTCGTAACCGAAGATGCCACGCAGCTTGCCTGCCAAAGCACCGTCACGGATGCGTCCAGGGATGCCAATACGGTAGAGGTTGTACAGGTGCTTCACCATGCGAAGGTTAGACCACTGCATCTTGTCCTGCACTTGAATCATTTCAGTAAGGGTGCGGTTACCCCATTCAGGACGGCGAGTATGATAAACAACCTGTTCCAGCTCGGCTTTGGTAGCCATGTCGAACCAGTCTCCTTGTCCGCTAACGGTTGCGGGACCGCCAGCAAGTAGATTATTGATGTTGTCTCGGAAAGAATCCATGTCGATAAACGACGGGTCAATCTTTCCCTGTGCGGGACCTGCATACTCGCGGTGTGCGATTTGCAGGAAGTTCGGGTTGCCGTTCCCGTATCCACGCTCTAATGCTGCACCAAGAACCGGCATGTACTCAAGCTGAGCGGCAGTCCAGTCAGCCGGTGCCACGCCGGAGGATTCCATCTCGATACCGATAAGGAACTCGTTCCCGCGATTCGTGGGCACGCCAGGGAAGTCCCCGATACCCGCGTGGTTAGCCCAGCCTGCGGCGATAACGTAGACCTCTGCGTTACGTCCAAAGACGATATGAGCTAGAGGCCCCGGCAAGTCAGAACGTCCGTTGATGCACATGTTCAATGTAGGTGCACCGGAGGTTTGGTACCGAGCGGAAGCTGTAGCGGTGTGGTGCCAAAGGACACCGTTCACAGCGTCTAGCTGCCAGAAGCGGTCTGCTGCGTAACCTCGGGTCTTCCACCCGCCAATTTCGATAACGTTCAGACGCTTGCCGTCTGGTGCCTGATAAGCGCGGAGTTTATCTGCTAAGTCCGTAAGGAACATATAACTCCTTGTGAATAATGTCGCGTAGACGTAGTTATCTACGGGATAAGTATACCTCTCGCTGCATAGGTTGATTCTTCACACGAGAAAACCCCAGGCCGTACAACCTGGGGTCTCCCCGCATACACAAAATCAGCCCCTATTGAAAGGACGTATCAAGTGTACCATAGCGTTACGCCCAACGCCCGAACAGAGGGATGTTGATGATGTACCGTCGTCCCTGTGCGGTTGGTCCAAAGGACCAGAACTTTACATCTCGGCTTCCTGCTTCGATAGCAACGGAACCTTCGTTCTGCTGGCCGGGGATGATTTGAATCTCACTCAGAGACACAGGCGTAGGTGCCTCAGCTGGCAGACGGAACACTGTCGCTCCACTGGCCGGTACTGTTGTCATCTCGAAGTCCATGTGCACAAGAGCTTGGCCGGACGAGCGGTCTACGCTCATAGACTGAGCTGCTGCACCGGAACGCAGCTTGATTCGGTTATCCACCTGTACCAGTTGATACGTCAGCACACCTGATACCTGGTTCAACACTTCCTGCTTCACCGCCTGCAGACGTTCTTCGCTCACACCAGAACCGCCGCCACCGCTGGCCGGGGCAGGA